GTGCGTTAGAATCCTCACCAAGTTATCAGCGTGAGCGATTGCCTCATCACTGTGTGTACGTTGTGTCTCAGCCATATACCGCAATTCCTGTGCTTGTATGTTGCCCGCGACTTCTACTTTTTGAGCTTCAAGTTTTTGTAATTCCACTTGAGCGTCCATGATTATTTTTTGCTGCTTGAGCTTTATCTCCTCCTCTTTGAGTTGAACTTCTTTGGCTTGTAGCTGCATTTGCTGCTGTTGCATTTGCATTTGCTGCTGCATCATCATTTGTTCAGGCGTGGGCTGACCGCTTTCGCTTGGCATCTTGCCTGTCTTCCCAGCTTGAATAATTTCAGGCGGCACAATGGTCTTTAATCTGTTTTTGATTTCGAGGTTGTTAGCGAGCGGTAGATTGTCTGCGTACAAATCGGCAACGAGTTTGAAGGTTTCAGGGTCAGCTTGAAGTACCTCCCGCAATGATTGCAACGCTTGTTCCTTTTGTCCTTCGAAACTTGGTCCTGCTTTGAGTCTGACTTCATAGGTTCCTTTTCGAATGTCATTTTCTATAAGCTCCCCATATTCATCGATTTGCTTGTTAACAGTGATGTTTTTAATCCCTTCATCCGGCATCATGAGAGTAATAACGCGTTCTGAATCATAAACGCGCGGTATCATTTCATTGACGATTGAGCCCCCTGTTGTGATTGCCCTATTGATTGAATTAAAAAAGCAGTAAGTCGAGTAAGAGCCTTGCCTTGTCCTTGCATCAATGGCTGTTCCAGATACTTCATTTCCTTGTTGACCCAATTGAGTTGGGTATAATCCAGTGGCTAAATATAAATCTTGGATTGCTACTTCATATTGTTGGAGTAAAGAAGCTGATAATTCGGGAGGGCGCAATTGTTCGGGCTTAGCTCCACTTGGCACCTCGTCATAATATAGAGCCCCTTGTATTGCGTTAGGGTCTCGCCACATTCTTTGAGTGTCCATTCCAGCAGCATTTTTCTTTGTCATGATGAATTGGTCATAGCGTGACACTTTCAGTACAAAAGCTGACTGCGTTCGAATGTAGTTGATATAGCGCTGGGTATCTCGGCAATCGCCAAAGAATGAGCGACAGACTTGTTTACCGGATTTGTCATAAAATGAGTTTTGGTCAACGAATACAACTGGTAACTGGTCTGCTGGGAATTCTCCATCTTCTAGGATGTAATCTCCCGCAATTTTGTAATGCCAAATCTTGTAGGATTTAAACGCCCTCTTATCTTCAATCCGCACAGGCTGTCCATCATCCCATATGGTCATTCTATTTTCTGGAAACTCTTCTTCATCCTCTGTTAGCTCTTCCTCTGGCGCTTCCATTGCTCCATTATCGCCCATCGTTGGCACGCCTTGGGCTTCATTGGGAGAGTTTGGAAGGGTTTGGGCATCATTGGGCATTCCCATTTGTTGTTCTTGTTGCTGGGGTTGCATTGGTGTGCCGTATTCATCCATCGGTTGCATTTGCTGCTGTTGCATCATTTCCATGCGTTGCTCTTCCACACGGTCATTCATTTCTATTGATTTTTCTATGAGCTCGTCTAATTCTTCCTGATTATATGACTTACCGTTGGACATTTTGTACAAGGTATCTTTCTCAAACTTGCGCACAAAGTGGTCAATAATGGTAATCCCTTCCTCATCTGCCCAGGTAAAAGGGTCTTCACCTTCTGAGGGTTGCACAGCAAGGGCAATCTCTTCCTTGCTTGCACTCGGGCTCATGGTCTTGGATATTTTTTCTTCTAAATCTTTGCCGTATATTTCTCGAAATTTGGGTCGAGTCATTCGGGTTATATAACCGCAGTGCATACCGTCTGTTTTATTGGGGTCTTCTGAGCCTAAATCGAAGTAAGCGCGTGTTGCATCTTTGAAGTGACCGTAACAAATATCAAGGTCAAATGAGCGTTGATGGGTGTAATCAGTGCCAATATAGAAAGCGCTATAGCCTCCTATGGCTGCTTGTCCGGCTGCAACCTGGTAAGTAATTGTCGCATCAGTTGAAAACATGATGTCTTTGACTATGAGCTCTCGCAAATGGGCTGTTCGCTCATCGCAGCTTGTCATAGGCACGACTTGCAATTGAGGTGTGTTTTGCTGCTGCTCACCGAGCAATGAGTTCGCCATAGCACCGAGTTTATTAGCAACCATCGGCACTTTTCGGAACGTCTTAATCATGTCGTCCTCTTCCTCGTCAGTCCATTGCTGGCCGAGTACAAAGGTGTGCATCTCGTGGTATTGGTCTATGTTCCACTTAAACCCTTCACGAAACTTTTCACAAGCCAACCGCGCATCATGTGCGATTTTCTCCGCTTTCTTAACCATGCTAAATCCTTTTAGTTAGGTTGTATTTTTTTAAATCAATCTTCCTGCACTGCTCTCCGGTATATAATTTGGTTGATAGGTAGAAGTTCCCGCGTGCTGACCATATGCAAACGTAATCATTAACGCATCGGCTTTGTCTGGGCTATTCATGCCGCGTTTTTTGGCATCCTTCTTGCTTTCAATTACTAAACGCCCTGAGCTGTTGTACTCATAGCCTAGACCGCAAAGTTCTTTCTGCAATTCGGGATCGTCTGGAATCTGAACCGCCATATCCTGGTTAAACCAGTCTCGCATCTCGCTCCAGAGTTCAGCCCGTAGGTTTAAGAATTGGTCGGGGTTATTAGCAGCCCTCGACACATTCACACCCACAACGCACTCATAGCCCATTTCTTGCAACCTATCTACCACGCCAGCGCCTATGCCTATGCAATCAATAAACACCTTATTGGGGTGTTCGCGGTCGATTATCATCTTGATTTTCCCGACCAGTTGCATAGTGTCCAATCCTTGGAACGAGTCGCATTTATACGCCTGGCGACCTTTTCTCCTTATGATTGTACTTTTATCAACCCCGCCTCTTGCTGGGTCGACACCAATTAACAAAGCTGATGTAGATTCAACCTGGGCTTTGCGTGCTCTCTGTACTGGTTCAACGGTAATAAATGTATCGGTTATGGAGTTAATGAATGCCTCTTCGTCTGTGAAGGGGTATTCTTGACTAAATCCTTTACACTTCTGGCTGTAATCTCCGTCAAAATCAGAAAGCTTTGTTCTTCTCCAAGCTAGATGCTTTGCTGTTAAGCCATCCTGGCCATACAACATCATCCAATCTTTTTCCTCATCGGTAAGCTCTAGGCCTTCCGCACTTCTTGTATATTCATCTTGCCAGTACCAAGGCACGAAAATATTTATGTAATCGCTTTTTCCTTCTTTGGCGTCTTGCCAATCCAGGTAAAAAGCATTTGCAATTCCGTTGGCAGTCGATTCCTTAATCTTCTCTGTTCCTGGAATATCGGCAACCGTTTGTTCAATTCCGCGCTTAATCTCGATATGGTTATCATAAAATGCGTACTCGGATAGGTGCATTAATTGATTGGTCATTGACCGCCCAATCTCTTTACTTCCTGCTGTGCCCACTCGATAGCCAGAGTTCAGTTTGTTAAACAATAATTGGTTTTCGTTATCTTTATCTGGTTTCGGTGCAAGTCCAGGCGGTAAGTTGTGATTGTATCGCTTAGTCATTGCAAATAAACTGCGAGTTGCGTCTCCCATGTGCGTAAGAATAAAGGCCTGTGTTCCTGGTAATGTTAAGGCTTTATGAAAATAGCGCCCGGAAATATAGGTGCTAATTCCTTGCTGCCTTCCCTTTAAAACATTAGCTCTAACGTAGCCCAATTTTAAGAGCTGCTCTTCAAGCTTGCTATGTACATGCCTTTGAGCTCTGTTAAATGCAAATGGTATTAGCTGGCCTGATTTATCAGCTATCTTAAAAAATGACGGCGCAAACTCTTCAAGGTCATAAACATTAATCATTCTTTACCTTTATTTCTCCTGTGATTATCTTCTCAAGAACTGATATAGAATCGTCCTTTTTGTCCTCTTTATCCTCTTTGTAGTCTTCTCTAAATCGGTTTTTCATGGTGAAAATCCAAGGCGCTGCACCAAACTTTTCGTAATTTCCTTTGATGCCGTTTGCGCCTATTTCTTCCCAATGTCTCTGGGAATGCTGGAGGCCTTTGTTTAT